AGCTCAGTTGGAAGAGCACTTGACTTTTAATCAAGGCGTCGTGGGTTCGAGTCCCATATGGCACATACGGACCTTTAGCTCAATAGGTTAGGGCAGCTGCCTCATAAGCAGCCGGGTCTGGGTTCGAGTCCCAGAGGGTCCATATGCAGTTTGTAAACGATGTGGTTTTTTCTTTCTTTGTGAAATCCCTTTCTCTTTTCCCACAAAGTAGCAACTGCAACTCTCCGTGAGAATCAACCTGCGGACAAGTCAGCCGCAACCGTATAGGCGGTATTTGGGTAGATGCGCAGAATTGGTATTGCAGCAGACTGTAAATCTGTCGTCTTCGGACATGTAGGTTCAAGTCCTACTCTACCCACTTTTGCAATCGTCCCATAATGGTATTGGAACTCCCTGCTAAGGAGTCGGCCGTTTCTTCGGCTTGCAGGTTCAAGTCCTACCGATTGCGTTTTGCCGCGATGCTGCAATGGTACCAGGCCGATCTTGAAAATCGGTGATCTGTAACAGGACTGAGGGTTCGAATCCTTCTCGCGGCGCTCCAGTTGCCTAGGGTAGCTCCCGAAAAGCAGAACCTGTGACTGCCTGGCAACTGATTTGTAATCACAGGAATACATTATCGCACAGGAGGTAAAACAGATGTCAGAGAAGGCAAAAAAAGAAATAGTAATATCGGAGGGCAGAGATTTTAAAGGAATCTGGATTCCAGAACGTCTTTATTTATCACCAGATTTAAGTCCTAGGGAGAAATTCTTGTTAATTGAGATATACAGCCTTACTCAAAAAAACAAAGGCTGTTTTGCTTCTAATAAACATTTTGCCAACTTCATTGGCTTGAAAGAAAATAGTATCCAAAAGATGCTTTTAAAATTTGAACAACTGGGATTGATTGAAAGAATCTTTGAATACAAAGAAAACACTAAAGAAATCGACAAGCGAATCATTATCCTCACTCAGAAATTTTTTGATTCTTT